TTCACTCAATACCCTACTTTCCGTCACGGAATATTCCAGGACTACAAAGCTAATAGGGTAGGCAAGCGTCACCCACTAGCATTGCGTGACACCATAAGAATATCCAAGGAACGCTATCACTCTGTTGCTTTTAACGGACTCGAAGGAGATGACGTAATGGGGCTATTGGCAACGAATGGTCAACATGATAATCCTATTATTGTTTCTCCAGATAAAGATATGAGAGGAGTACCTTGCACCTTACTTGCTAACGATGACCTCGAATTAATTACAAGAAAGAAAGCAGATAGACATTGGATGCAACAAGTATTGTCAGGAGATCATACAGATAACATCGAAGGACTTGTAGGAGTTGGACCAAAGACAGCAGAGAAAATGCTAGAGGGCGCAACTACTGTCGAAGAGATGTGGGATAAGGTTGTGAAGAGTTACGAAAAGAAAAACAAAACCTATGCCGATGCAATAATGACAGCCCAACTTACTCGCATCCTTCGGGATGAAGAGTACAATTACACTACAGGAGAGGTACAGTTATGGCAGCCATTGACGATACAGTAAACGAAGGTTATCCAGCTATTGACGAAGCACTTATTATTAAACTAAAAGAGTTATTTCCAGAGCGTTGCCCTACGATTGATATGACTGATCGTGAGATTTGGTTATATTCTGGTCAGGTAAAGCTGGTAAAAATTCTTGAATCAGTTTATATTGAACAAAACAACCTACAAAATTAAGATTATGTGCAGAGGCGGTGGCGGTGACGATGGTGAAGCCGAAAGAAGGCATCAAGAACAGATGGAAATGCAGAAAGAACAAATGCGTATCCAACAAGAACAGTTCGAGAGAAACCTAGAAGCCCAAAGAGAAAGGTTCGAGGCACAGCAACAGGCAGCACTAGCTGCTCCTCCAGCTGCACCAGAGCCAATAGCTGAAACAGCTGCAAGCGCAACAGAAGTTGCTCCTGCTCCACTTTCCGATCCTTCAATACAAGGTGCTAACGCACAGACAGCTGCTGGCGCAGCATCTATGCAGATCGGTTCTTCTTCTGCTCCTTTAACAAACAAAGCTGGTTCTAATAGAAGACGTTATAGAACTGATATAGTTCCAGGTGCTGGTGGTTCTGGCACTTTGACTATACCTAACACAATGTAATGAAGATTAAACTTACTAATAATGTTGATGCACAGTCAGCGTTGTATGGCACACCTAACGGCACGGCTTCACAACGCTACGAGCAGCTGCGAATAGATAGAGACTCGCAGTTAATGCGTGCAAGAGATTGTAGTAAGGTTACTATTCCTGGACTAATAGAAGATGAGAACTATGGAGATGCTGGTAGGTTGCCAACTCCATATCAATCACTAGGCGCAAGAGGTGTTGGTCACATGACCAGTAAGCTTGCTGGTACTCTTTTCCCTACTAACGAAAATTTTTTTAAATTAGAAATAGATAGCCTGGCTTTGATGGCAGATCAACAAGATCCGCAGATGATTACTGAGTTCGATACCGCATTAGTCAAAGTAGAACAGGCAGTAATGAGATTACTAGAGACTATGGGTGGGCGTGCTGCAATGCACGAAGCAATAAAGCATTTACTTGTAGGTGGTAATGTTCTGTTGTATGTAAGTGACGAAGGGATAAAGGTTATACATTTAGATTCTTATGTGCTTTGTCGTGACCCTATGGGTAACGTGACAGAGATAGTAGTAGAAGAAGAGATATTTAAAGATGCACTTCCAGACGAATACCTGGAGGAGGATGAAGAAGACGAGGAAGAGATGGAGAAACGTATGGTCAAGATATATACCTGTGTTAAATACATGGATAATTACTGCTATTGGTATCAAGAAATAAAAGGTAAAGAGATACCAGGCACTCATGGTAAATGCAAGGCAGATGTATCTCCCTGGATTGCATTGAGGCAAGATCGGGTGGATTCAGAAATGTACGGAAGGTCGTATGTCGAGCAGTATTATGGCGACTTACTTGCACTAGAAAATTTATACAAAGCTATATTGGAAGCGAGCGCAAGTCTCAGTAAAGTTTTATTTTTATGTAACCCAAATGGCACAACAAGGCCACGCACACTTAGCCAGGCATCGAATGGATCTATCGTACAAGGCAATGCAGCAGATGTCACAGTACTCCAGGCTGCTGGTAAATCACAAGATTTACAGATAGCAAACCAAACCATAGAACGAATAGAGCAAAGGTTAGCTTTTGCGTTCATGCTTAACACAGCGATACAAAGACCAGGGGAAAGAGTTACAGCAGAAGAGATAAGATATATGGCGCAGGAGCTAGATGCTGGTATCTCAGGATTGTATTCCATACTTAGCCAAGAACTACAGTTACCACTTGTTAGACGACTGACTCACATACTACGCAAGAAGCGTAAGTTACCTGACTTCCCTAACAGCGAGATAACAGGAGAACCATTAATTAAAGAGAAGGCAGTTACAGGTATCGAAGCGATTGGCCGTGGCGATGATCGCAATAAACTTGTAGACTTCATTCAAACTGCCAACAATGCACTTGGCCCAGAAGCGATGATGAAGTTTCTTAATGTCGAAGAAGCGCTACGCAGACTTGCAGCTAGTGGTTCAATAGATACAACGAACTTAGTCAAGACTTCACAGCAGTTACAACAAGAAGCTGCTGCACAAGCAGAGGCAGCCCAACAACAGCAACAACAACAGTTGCTAGAGAAGGGAATCCAATCACCAGCTATGGCACAGGCAGTTAAGAACTTCCAGGGTACAACCCCTGATAGGGCTGCCGAAGCACTAACTGCAATTACAAATCAAGGAGGAATTGATGCCAGCCAGTTCGCAGAAACCATCCAAGAAACAGGCTAAGAAACCTGTATCGGATGCACCTGTAGTACCAGGAGTCAAAGAGATAGTCATTAAAGGTTCTGATTTTGTAGAACCTGATACATCACTACCGACTATTACTCGCAATCCTGATAAAAACGAAATCATTATTAGTTAAAAATTATGCCAGAAGCTATTACCATCAAAGATGAACCTACCACAGCTGTAGATCCTGCACTTGCAGAGGAACAACAACTTACTCAAGATGATAATGTTGAGATCCAGGGTGAAGAGAAACTGCTAGCTGGTAAATACAAGAGCCAGGAAGAATTAGAGAAGGCTTACATCGAACTGCAAAAGATGCAGAGTCAGCCGTCAAAGTCAGAAGAGCAAGTAACTGAAACACCACAGGGAACTGCTAAAGAAATTTACGGAGATTTAGTAGGAAGCAAACTAGAAGAAGCTGGTGTTGACTACGGCAACATGAATGAGCGTTGGCAAAAGAATGGAAAGCTAGAGGATTCAGACTATGAATCACTACAAGGTGCTGGCTTTAGTAGAGATATGGTCGAGTCATATCTTGATGGCTTGCAGTACAGAGCTACAAAAGATAATGAACTGAGTGTTCAACAGGCTACTGATTTACAGAATGAATATGGAGGAGCAGAAAGATATAAGGAGATGGTTACTTGGGCTGGACAAAACTTCAACGAACAAGAGAGGGCAGCCTACGATAAGGCAATGAAATCTACTGACGTTAACTATGTCAAGCTCGCAGTCGATGGACTCCAGGCACGTTACATGGCAGCTACAGATCAAGAGCCAAGATTGATTGGAGGCAGATCATCTAGAGGTGGAAGCAATGATAAGTTTGAATCCAATGCACAGTTAGTAGAAGCTATGAATGATCCTCGTTATCAAAAAGATAGTGCATACAGAAAGAAGGTTAGTGAAAAGTTAGGTCGATCTAACATACTTTAAACGCTATAGTTAGATCAACCTAGACCTTCTAACAGAAGCAAAGCCCTTTGCGAAGGACACCTATGCAGAAGTAATGGTCTGGATAATCATTAATTCTAGGTATTTAACCGATGGCTAACTTTACGTCATCAAGGCTCGGACTTGTTAACAATACAGGTACTGGCTACGATGCACTTTTTCTCAAAGTCTTTGCAGGAGAGGTACTTTCAAGTTTTAGAAAGGCAACTATCTTTGAAGATTTACATACTGTCAGAACTATAAGTTCTGGAAAATCAGCACAATTTCCAATTATTGGACTTTCTAGTACTGCTTATCATACTCCAGGTACACAACTTACTGGTAATGCTATCAAGCACGCTGAAGCTACAATAAATATTGACGACAAATTAGTGTCGAATACATTTATTGCAGACATTGACGAGGCCAAGAATCACTACGATGTGAGAAGCCAGTACTCAGTTCAGATGGGAAATGCTTTAGCATACCAGTTCGATCAGAACGTAGCTGCTTCAATAGCTCAAGCTGCAAGAACAAGTACTAACTTCAACACCGATCTTCCAGGTGGTACAAGAGTTAAGATCCTTAAATCAGGTACAGCTAACACAGCTGCTGCTGTCGCTGCCGTAACTGGTGCTGACTTAGCAACTGCTTTGTTCTCTGCTGCTGAACAGATGGATGTTAACAACCTTCCAGAAGAGGATAGATACTGTTGTTTAGATCCAGCAAACTACTACAAGCTTGCTAAAACTACTGATGTCATCAACAGAGATTGGGGTGGACAAGGAGCATACGCAGAAGGAGAAGTCCTTAAAGTTGCAGGAATCCACATTGTGAAATCTAACCATTTACCTAAGACAAACAGATCAGCGGTAACTGGAGAGAATAACACATACCACGCTAACTACACCGATAACATTGGTCTTGTATTTAACAAGCAAGCTGTTGGTACAGTTAAGTTGATGGATCTTAAGATGGAGCAGACAGGAGCAGATGTCCACGCTTTATACCAGGGAACATTCCTTGTTGGAAGCATGGTTCACGGAACAGGCGTACTTCGCCCAGACTGTGCAATCGAACTCTATGCAGCTAACTCATAAGCCGTTAATATAAGGGGGTAACACAACCCCCTTTATTCTTATGGCTCCTTATGGCAAAGGTACTTATGGTACTAAGGTAGGCAGACCTCCTAAAAAGAAAAAGAAAAAGAAAAAGTAAATGGCTACTAAGAAAAATGTACGCCTTAAAATGGGCAAACATAAGAGTAGGTCAGGCGGTTTAACAGCTGCTGGTAGAAGAAAGATAAATAAAGCAACAGGTTCTAATCTGAAAGCACCTCAACCTGGAGGCGGCAAAAGAAAGAAATCTTTTTGCGCCAGGATGGAAGGGATGAAGAAGAAAAGAACATCTAGCAAAACTGCTAGGAATCCTAAGAGCAGGATCAACAAAGCCCTTCGTAAATGGAAGTGTTAACTATGGCAAAAAAGAAAGGACTCTACGCAAACATACACGCAAAGCGTAAGAGAATAAAAGCTGGTAGTGGAGAGAAGATGCGTAAGCCTGGAGCAAAAGGCGCACCTACTGCTGCTAACTTTAAGAGATCAGCAAAGACTGCTAAGAAAAGGAAGAAGAAGTAATGGCACTTAACCGCACCAGCTTTCTAGAAGCAGTTAACAGAGTTCTGCAAATGCTTGGAGAAGCACCTGTTAACAGTTTGCAAGGTCAATTTGGATTGGCAAAGCAAGCAGAAGATACATTGAACGATGTAAGCAGGACATTGCAATCAGAAGGTTGGTCGTTTAATACAGACCTAGAAAAGAAACTGGAACGGACATCGACTAACGAGATAGAGTTATCGAGTAATGTAAGTCGAGTTGTAGTTGATAACTTGGAGTACCCAGATATAGATGTAGTGCAACGAGGAGACAAGTTATACGACAGAAGAAATAATAGATATACATTTGAGTCTGATTTAATAGTTGATATGACAACCATCCTTGAGTGGGATTTACTCCCCGAACACGCACGGCAATATATAACTATTAAGGCAGGAAGACAATTACAAGAAGCGATTATTGGTTCTGCTGATTTAACTAAGTTAAACCTGACACAAGAACTGGAGGCTCGAAGTGCTTTCCTGGAGGAAGAAACAACTAAGACAGAACACAGTATGTTAAGAGGCCATCTAAATAGAACAAGCCCTATCAATACTTACTTACCTTCTCGTACACTTGAGCGTTAACCATGCCATTAATTAGTAGCTCTATTCCTAACCTTATTAATGGAGTGAGTCAGCAACCAGCTGCACTACGTTTAGCATCCCAGGCAGAAGAAGTTATTAACTGTATGCCTAGCCCTGTAGAAGGACTAAAGAAAAGGCCACCGATGCAACACATTAAAAAGTTGTTTGCAGGGTCAGCTGGTTCTGGCAGACCCTTTACACATATCGTTGATAGAGATGGAGTTATAAGATATTTAATTGTTATCCAGGATAATGCAATCAAAGTATTTGATTTAGATGGCAATGCACAGACAGTATCTACACCGAATGGCACAGCCTATTTAGATATAACAGGAGAGCCTAGCTCTACATTTAGGGTTGCTTCTATTGCTGACTTTACTTTCATAGTTAACAGAGAGAAGACAGTTGCTATGGACACAAGCAACAACTCCTATAACTGGGGTACAAAGTCAATGGTGTTTATAAAATCTGCTGACTTCTCTACTACTTACAGAGTTAAGTTAGGGGGTACAGAGAAGAGCGTAACTACAGGTAACTCTTCTGGATCTGCACCTGATACTGTGACTATTGCTAACGACTTAGCTACTCAGTTAAATACTATTTCTGGATTTACTGTAACCAATACTGACTACATAATTAGAATCACAAAGGATGACGGAGGAGATTATACATTAGAAAGTAGTGACACTAAAACTGCTACTGCAACGTCAACAATCAAAGGAACAGTAGATAGTATTACTGACTTGCCTACTATTGCAGAGCATAACTTCACAGTTAAGATCCAGGGTTCAGCTGCTACAGCCTTCGATGATTACTATGTAAAGTTTGAAGCTACAGCTGGAAGTGGGTTTGGCCCAGGAGTATGGAGAGAGACTGTCGCACCTAATATTAATTACCTGTTTGATAAGTCAACAATGCCGCATACATTAGTTAGAAATGCTAATGGTACGTTTACTTTTGCACAGTTTAACTACACAGGTCGAGTAGCTGGAGACTATACAACTGCACCTAACCCTACATTTGTTGGTAGTCAGATAAAAAACATTAACTTGTTTAGAAACAGACTTGTATTCTTAGCCGATGAAAACGTAATACTGTCGGCTGCCGATGCCTTTGAAAGGTTTTTTCCTGAGACAGTACAAACATCTCTAGACTCTGATCCTATTGATATTAGTTCTGGTGGTACATCAGTTAACTTCTTAAACAGTAGCTTGGCTTTTGCTAATACTTTATTGCTCTTCAGTTTGCATGGTCAGTTCAGATTGGATACAGGATCTACAGCTATAGGTACATCCCTTACTCCTAAGACTGCAACCATAACAGCTATAACTACATTTGATATTGTTGATACAGTTGACCCCATAGGTGTAGGTCGTACTGTTTACTTTGGAATACCAAAGGGAGACTTTAATGGTTTACGAGAATATTTCCTACCTGATGCTAGTGGCCCAATACCTTTATCAGAAGAAGTAACATCTTCCGTGCCTAGATTTGTACCTGATAATTTAGTCAGTATGTCTCCTTCTGTATCAGAAGAAGTGATAACAATGATAAGTAAGGATCAGCCTCGAAGGATTTATCTTTACAAGTTTTTCTTTGACGATGACCAGAAACTGCAATCATCCTGGTCTTATTGGGAAGTAGCAGCAAACAAAAGCTTATTAGGCGGTAGTGTTCTCGACAGCGATTTATATACAGTTGTTGAATATTCAGATGGAGTGTATTTAGAAAAGACACAGCTAAGACCAGAGACAGTAGATAGTGGTACAGAGTTTGAGATACTGCTAGATAGAAAGACTACAGAGGCTGCTTGCTCTACATCTCTAATTAACTCAGGTGCATTAGGAGTTCAGACTGTTATTACATTGCCTTACCCTATGGCTAATACAGGAACAATGGCAGTAGTTGGTAGGTTTGATTCAAGTAATACTATTGCTCACGGCCAAGTTATAAAAGCTACAGCTGAAACTCTTACAGGTGGAGCTAGTGGTAATGGAACTATGACTGTGCCTGGAGATTTGAGTAGTGCAAAGTTTTTTGTAGGAGAAATATATAGTATGACTTACCAGTTCTCTACACCATATTTAAAAGAAACACCTCCAGGAGGAGGATTAGCTGTGCTTGCTGGCCCAAGATTACAGTTGCGTACCTGGAGTATTATCTTTGACGAGACTTCTAATTTTAGCGTAAAGATTACGCCATCACAAAGAGATGAACAGACTTATCCTTTTAATGGTTACAAGATAGGTAGTGGTCAATTCCCTGTAGGCACACCTTCTTTAGCTACAGGTAAGTTTAGAGTTCCTGTAATGGCACAAAACATTGAAGCAAAAATTGTACTCTTTAGCGATTCTCCGCTACCCTGTAGGGTACAGTCAGCTGAATGGGAAGGATGGTATCAGGAACGAGCGTCAAGATTATAAAGGCGTATCAAAGGCCAGCTAATATAGACGATGTTTCCTATGTAGGAACACACATGAGGAAGGAAGATATAGAGGAATGTTTTGCACATTCTGGAGCATCACCCATACAGTCTTTATTTGAGTGCTTCTTTACGAGTAACCCTTGTATGACTATGATTAGTAGACATGGTAAACCTATGGGAATGTGGGGAATAACAAAGCAACCTAACAATTCTGGACAAGTTTGGATGCTAGGTTGTAAAAATATGCTTGAAGATACTAGAGACAAACGTGAGTTTTTAAGGCAATCTAGGATAGAATTAAAAAAATTACACAAAGAGTTTCCTGTTTTGTTTAATTACATTGATGCACGAAACACAGTACATCTTCGATGGTTAAAGTTTATGGGGTTTACCATAATAAAAAAACATGAAATATTTGGGTACGAAGGTCGACCATTCTACGAATTTGTAAAGATTTAATTATGTGTACCGCTGTTGCTATTGGTATCTTTAGTGGAATTATGAGCATAGGTCAAGCTATTGCTCAAAACGCTGCACAGAACAGAGCGATAGAAGCAGCTAATTTATCTGACCAGTTTCAATATGAGTACAATACTCTCTCTGCTCAGAACCAAAGAAACTTTGAAGCTAACCAAGAGACATTAAGAAACGAACAGATGTTTCAGAATGAAGAGCTAGCGTTAATAGCAGAAGCAAATAAAATGAACCAGGCTAATCAACAGATAAGACAGATGCAACAGAAGTCAGCACAAGAAACAAGAGAAGCGCAGTTAGAAGCTAAAGAACAGAAAGGTACGATACTGGCGACAGGTAGAGCAGGAGCTAATGTTGCTAACTTACTTGCAGATGTAAACAGAGAGCTAGGAAAATACGATTACTATAGTGACACTAACTTAGCCTTTGCTACAGCTGGTAAGCAGACAGAGAAAGTAGGATTCATAACTGAACGAGCTAGTAGAATTGCAAGCATATCTCCATACTTAAAGAAAACTATTCTCGATCCTATGAAACCTGTACCTAGACCTAAAGTAAGTTTAAGTCCATTCTCTATCGGTGCTGGCATTATGAGTGGTGTAAATGCTGGTGTCAATTACAAAATCGCTACTAGCTAATGGCAATTTCTCTAGGCAAATCATCAGGCGATAGCAGCCGTAAAACTTCAAGAAGATTACTAAGTCAATATGGTGTTGACTCGACTATTACTACTAAGGGTCTTACTCCTCCAGGAATAAAAGTATCTGCTCCTATTGTTGATACTTACCAGCAAGTAGAAAGGATGAATGTACCTAGTTTGCAGCTAGGAAAGTTCTTTGACAGCAGCATAGGTATGGATAATTCTAGGGATATACAAAACTTAGCTGACTCGCTTGGACAATTCAACACTCAACTGGTAGCTACAGCTGGTACTTTAGCTAAAAGAACAAAACAAATAGATACAAAAGCAAAGGATTACAGCAAAAGCCTTGCGTTACAAAACTTTGGTAGTAAAAAATCTCCTGTAGAAATACTGCAAGATACCAGGCAAGACTTGCAAAAGATAGTTGAAGATACAAGCTCAACTATTGAACAAAAGAAAGCAGCTGATAAAAGCCTTGATTACATAGATGCAAGAAACAGCTTACTTATACCTCACCTACAGTCGCAAAATAGAATTATAAATATAAAGACTAACGCAGCAAGTTTGTCTAGTAAGGCAGCAGGAGCAATAGTAATAGCAGCAGATGGTACTGAAATACCTTTAAACAGTCTTAGGCCAGATAGCGAACTATATCAAAAATGGAGAAGGGATACTGTTTATGGGAGTAGCGATGGAAGTGTAATACCTTTAACTGAATTAGAGTCGAAAGAAGTATCTCCTACTGTCTTAGCTGCTTATGCTAACGACATAAACAGGCAAGAAAAAGCGGTTATTCAATACAACAAAGATAAGTATGAAGAAGAATCCTTAATACAAGTTAATGGATTAGCAGGGATGCACCTTATAGGTAACAGCGAAGACGAAGTAGTTAAAGAATTAAATGCCATACTCGATGATTCTAGATTTATGCAGCTATATAGAACAAAAGAAGAAAGAGATAAGTTTATAGAAAAGATTGTTACTCAATGGAAAGACGCTTTATTTATTAATGGTCAAGAAACAGGAAACTTCTTAGAAGCAGATGAAGCATTTGATCCCTGGTTAAAATTAATGACAGGGAAGAAAGAAGATCGTATTAGATTTGATAAGGGTAATAAAGAGGTTATAGGTATTAACGAAAATCTATTATGGTACAAAGGTGCTGGAGCAGGATGGGAAGCTAATACTAAATACAAATACAACCAGGAATTAGTTAACGCTAGAAATCAACAAAAAACAACACAGGAACAAAAAGGTAATAACTTTATAGATAAAATGTTTACAGAAGAAATATTACCTGAGTTAAAAAAGATAGATGAGTTAGCTAGTAAGACAGAAGGTGGATTTGCTTCTGAAAAAATACAAACAGAACTAACAAAAGTTAAACAAAAATTTGAAGAAAGAAAAAACGAAATAATCTCTGGTGTTCCTATAAGACATCAAGAAGGCGTTTTAACTTACGCAAATAAAAAAATAGTAACAAGTGATGGCTTATTGTTTGGGCCAGAAAGAACATTGTTAGCGACAGAACTAAACAAAGAATACTCACAAGTATTTCTTAACCCACAAAAAGCAGTTGCGTTTAGAGACAAGGTAACTAGGCTTATTGGCTCTGGTGCAATAGATGCAAATGTTGGAATGAATCTTATAAATAGAACAAACACTATTGTTAGCGAGGTAGCAAAACCTAATCAAGATTTTGCAGCTGATATTATAAAAAGTAATTTAGATAAATTTGCCAGTTCTAAAAGTAAAGGTTATTTCTTTGAGTCTGACTCTCCTGGAGGATCAGAATTTATCTTGGAAGAACAGTTAGAATTAAGTAATGCAGAGCAAAAAATGACAAATGGTGCAAATAAAATAATAGAAGAGGGATTAAAAAATAATAAAAGTTCGTCAGTTATTAACGCAGAACTAACTAAATACTTTCAAGAAACTGACTTTGGTTTAGTGAGTAAATATCAAGACAAAAATTTAGACGGAGAAACACCAAAAGCATTTGACTCAATACAAGATTTTAAAAATGTAATGATTGGCGTAGATCAAAAAGGAAAAATTGACAAAGGTGAGGCCACAAGGTTAGTGACTATGTACAAAAGCAAAGTACCTATGTTACCTAAAGAAGATTTAGACAAAATATTAAATGATTGGAACACTAATGGTATAGACGGAATAGACAAAGATATTAAAAAAATGTTTAGAGCGTTAAAAAAATATAACGGTGTAACTCCATATCAATTTTTTAATAACCAATTACATAAGCATGGTATTTCTTTGTCAGAAACAATGATAAATGACATAGATGGATTTAATAAAAAGTACTCAAAGATAAATACCAACACACCAAAACCTCCTAGCTTCATACAAAAAGTTGCAATGTTCCCTGTCGAACTATTGCTTGGTGGATCTGTCATGGCAGGAGAAGTTAATAATAATCCCTATAACTACATCCCTGCTGAAGGTACACAAACAATTCCTAGTATGCTGAAGATTGCACTTACTTCTGACTTTACAGAGAATGAAGCTGTAATTATGGCAGCAATAGGAATGGCAGAATCTAGTGGTAGACCACACGCACATAACACAGAAGGAGATGACAACAGTTACGGACTGTGGCAAATAAATATGTTAGATAGACCTGGATTTATGATGGGAGAAGAGCGTAGAGGGCAACTTGCGCTAGACTCAAATGAGCAACTGTTCGATCCATTAATCAATGGTAGAGGAGCTAAGTATATCTATGATATGCAAGGCTTTAAAGCATGGACAGTTTATAGGACAGGTGCTTACCTAAAGTATCTGCCAGCTGCTGAAGAAGCTCTAAAATCACTTTCTAATTAATCATGCCTTTTGAAGAATATAAAGACGAGAACGGAGAAACTAAAACTCGTTACGTTGCTCCAGAGGGATCTATAAAAGAACAACCAAAAGAAGGATTCCAGGAAGGTGGAGATTTTGATTTAGGTGCATCTGTCGGTAGAACATTTGGACAGGCTGGTAGAGACTTTGTTCAAAATATATACGATTCTGTTTACGATGAAGTAGCTACATATAACCCTACTGACGCAATAAAGAATGTAATGTCAGGTGGCAATCTATATGAAAGTATTACAGGTAGAGACTTTTTTACAAACAAACCTAAAGAAACTAAACCAGGAATAATAGGTAAAGCATTTAATATGCAACCTACTACCTTTGAAAACCCAGATGCTGACATTCCTTTTCTAGGTAAACCATTTGACAATGTTGCGCAAAACAATGCGGAACACATGATTGGTGGATTACTGGCTTCGATAGGCCAGTTTGCATTAGTTGCTAAAGGACTTAAATCTAGTGGTGTAAAAGTACCGCAAGTTCCTTTATTTAAAGGCACTATGAAAACTAAGCTTGCAAGTAAAGCACCTAAGTTAAAAGGTTTTTTTGAAAGATCACAAGGTAGATTTATACGAGGTGCGCAAGAAGGTTGGCTTCCAGGAGCAATAAATGATTTTGCTATAGAAGATCCCTGGGATGGTAATATGGTCAACTTACTTGCTAGTGCCGTACCAGACGGAAAATTAAAAAATCTATTAAATGAATTTGCAGTTACAGAAGACGATACCTTAGCAGAAGCAAAATTAAAGAATGGAGTAGTAGGTACATTTATAGCTGGCCCTTTATTAGGTGGATCACTAGAGCAATTAGGTGGTGGTAAAAGAGAAACTTTAATAATGTTTGATGCTATTGCAGATTATTTTACTAAAGGTGCAAAAGTTGCTAAGAAAGGAAATACAGCTAGAGGTATAGCTAACCCCTTAAAAGAACTCACAGATCAAGAGTCGGCAGAAGTAGGGATTACGAAACTTACAGGTAGAGAAAAGAAGTCAGCAACAGAGCAAGCTGTAGAAATTATCCAAGAGCAAGATAAGGCACAAAAAGCAAAAGATTTTCCAGGCACTAGCGGACAGCAACTTAATACAGATGGAGTAGATCAAAGCGAATTAGAATTTAATGACGCATTAAATGAATTAGAGCAAGCTAGAAAAAATTTAGAAGTAAAGGCATCAAGGCAGAAATTTATAGCTGAGTCGACAGGAGGTATAGATGAGACTAAAAGTCTAGATTTACAACCTGTACCTAGTACAGAACTTGCAACTATTGGAGTAAATGATATTGCTGTCAATTCACAAAGATTTCAATTTAAACAAGCAGGGCAAACAAAAACTGGACAGAGTGGATCTTTAGGTGCAATAACTAAATACAATACTGACTTAGCTGGTGTTGTAAGTGTATGGAGAGATCCAGCTGACGGAAAAACTTATGTTGTTAATGGACATAACAGGTTAGCAGCAGCAAAAAGGCATCAAATACCGACTGTAAATGTTAGGTATCTTGATGCTCCAGATGCAGCAACTGCAAGAGTAAAAGGTGCTATGCAGAATATTGCAGAAGGAAATGGTACAGGTGTTGATGCAGCAAAGATAATTAGAGAGACAAAGATGGGCGTAGAAGAAATGGTACAGCAAGGTATTAGCCCTAGCGGTGTAGTAATGAAAAAAGCAATACCTTTGTCAAAGTTACCTGGAGCATTATTTGACCAAGTTGCCACAGGAAGAATGACAGAAGACATGGGAGTAGCGATAGGAAGCAGCAATGCGCAAACTCAAGTAATGTTTGACCTGGCAAAAGCTGCAAAGAAGAAAGGCTGGAGTGCATCTAAAACAGCAGAAGCTGGAATGATTGCAAGGCAGTCAAGTGTTATAGAGACTACTGATCCAAATGCTCTACCTCTTCTTGGCTATGACACGCTTATTACATCTAACTTTGAGAAACAATTAAATGTACGCATTGCAATTAGACAACAGTTAAGGTCAGAAATAAACGCATTAGGAGTTGCTGCAAACACAAAAAAAGCAGGAACATTAGAAAGTGTAGGAAATGTTATTGATGTTGATGCTAGTAAAGCTGCAAGAGATGAATCTTTACAGGGAGAAGTCGTATTTAACAGACTTGTTGGAACGGAAGGTAAGCTAAGTGATTTAGTTAATGACCTAATAAAACAAGTTAAAGGAAACAAAAAAGCTGCTACTGTCGTGCAAGCAAACATACAAAAAATAAAAACAGTACTTAGAGAAGAAGCAACTTTAACAACAACTAAAAAGCAAGACATTTTAAGCGGAAAAGAAAAATTAGAAAAATTTGTTGACGAGCAGTTAATGCCTATAGCAGATGCACCAGGAAGCGGATACGCATATAAAACAAATGTTTTAAAAATTTTTGAAGGTTCAAATGAATATTTACAGACTAGAAAGTTAGAGCTAGAGAAGGAAGGCTATCCTTTATCTGCAAGACAATTAAAAAACATAGAAGGTTATAGCGGTAAAGATCCAAGAGGTTACGCTAGACAGTTAACAAAAGACCATCATCTTTTCCACATGGAAATAACAACTGATGAGTTTTTAGAAAACTTAGGTAAAAACACAGAAAAAGAAGCAGAAAGACTGTTTGATATTGAATCAAAGAAATTAGAGGAGAAATATAACGCTTACATGAAAGCTAATAATAATGTGCAGCGATTAGAGTTAGACCTGGAATATAAAACTATTGTTGAAGAGCAAGTAAAAAGAGGTGGTGTAACTAATAATCCTACAGAAATTAATAAAAAACCAGACACAATTTTTGTAAAACAAACTACTGAGACAGTAGCTACAGGTACATCAAACATTATTACAGAGCCAGAACTACCTAAAAGATTAAAAGGAGCTAAGTCTAGGTATCGTCAAATGAGTGTATCTTTTGATAATGACATTGATAAAGCTATTTATATAGTTACTAAACGGCCTAACAGAAGAACAGTTGTAGAGATGACAGGTGGTAGTAAAAATAATCCAGACTACATTAAATTCTTAATGGATGATAATGGCTTTACAGAGCAAGATATTATTCGTATAGCAGATAGCTTATATGATGATTTTAAGGCCAACTACAGAGAAGGTGTAGAGTATGTAGCCCAAGCTGGTTACAAGTCACTAGGTTATAAGTCAGGACAACTTAGCTTAGATCCACTTAACGGAATAAATCCTATACATAAAAGATCCTACGGAACACTAGGTAACGACTATACAGGCATGAATATGCTGAACTATAGAGAGAAATTTGAGTTGTTAGAAGAAGTGCAAAGAATGGCTGGCAAAGATGTAAACGTACAATTTGTAGCAGAGTTAGAAGGTAAGCTTACAGCTAAACAAGCAGCTGACTATGGGTTAACAGAAGGAGATAGCTATAGCGCAGCTGGAGAATTTATCTCTGCTAAAAATCCAGCAGATGATTTAATAATGATTTCTATGTTTAGTAAGGGTGGCTATAGAGGTTTTAATAAATTATTAAGGACTGCTTTTCACGAATCATTCCACAGAATACAAAAAAGATTACTTAGCAAGGCAGATCAAAAAGCTCTTATTGCAGGAGAAAGAGAGATAAGAGAGTTAGCTGCTAAGACTATGCCAGAGTTTAGAGACAGCATCCTCGATGGCACATTAGGTAGGCAAGAGATAGAAGCTATAGCGTTTAGTGATTGGTATATGCGTAACACAGATTATCCAAAAGCAACCTGGTCAGAGCCGTTTAAGAAGATTGCGCAGATTATTGAACGTACAGGTAATTTCTTAAAAGGTAGAGGTTATCAAACTTGGGATGACGTATTTGAGAGATCAATGCGTGGAGAAACAGCAGAACAAGCTGTATCAAATGACTTAATTGCACCAGCAACACAACTTGCTATTGATCCTCCAGATCCAGATAAACTAGCTAACGAAATAAAGAAAAATATAAACGCAATAAATAGCGGAGATATGAGTATAGAAGAAGCTCTTAAGAACCAAGCAGTAGATGAGCCTAGAAGATTAATTAGTCGCAGCGGTAAAACACAATATGTAGAAACTCCTAGCGAACAGTTAGCTGCATCCTATAAAGCCTTTAACGATTTAATATACAACCTTACGTTTGACAGAGCAGAAGCTACAGGTATAGCAAATCTTGATAGAGCTATGTTATTTAACCAGGCTGTAGATAAATTAAAGATGGATGGTGGAGATTCAGATGCAATAATATCAAGCGTAGAAAGAGCATTGAAAGGAGATCCAAGATCGGCAGATGATTTAATAGCTCTAGCTACACTACAACTACAAACAGACATTGTAAGAAACAAAACAGGAATACAAAGCCAAGCATATTTATCTGCTCCTGAGTCAGAAAAAGGTATTGAACTACAAAGATTTAAAGCAATGCTAGGAGAGCAACTTAAATTAGATGTTGCGTATATGAGTGTAATGAGAAAGACAGGACAAAGACTAAGTATGGGTAAGTTAATGTTTAGGGCAGATGACGTAGATTTATCTGATTTACCTAGCGAAGTAACTCTTAGAAAAGGTACATCTAATGAAGCTGGTACAAAAGCTCTTACTGACGGCTTTGACGTTACCCAGGAAACAGGTGCTATGGGTCAAGCTGTTTATTTTACTACTGACGAAAGCAGTATAAAAGTTATGGATGGCTACGATAATGCAGAAGTATATGGTGATTTAATTAACGACATAAAAATATTAGACTTATCTGCAATGAATAAAAGGCTAACTGATTTAGTAGTTGACTTAGGATTAGGTCAGGTAAAGAAAACCAAGAACGGATTAGAACTAAACCCTGCACAAATAGAAGGTATAAAAGCATATTTAACAGACAGGGGTTATGCAGGAATAAGATACGAGCCTAGAGATACTGGTCGCCCTAATGCGCCAGCAGATGAAATAGCTATCTTTGATAACAATTCTGCTAACAGAATCATAGGATCTGATGCAAGCGTACCTCCTAGTGCAACTCCAGAAGCACCAAAAAGAACTTTATTAGAACAAGCTATTGCAAAATCAGAAGACTTATTGAACGATAAGTTAGATCCTAAGTTGCTAGATGCTATCGAAAGCGGAGAACTAACACAAGAAGCAATAGAGCTAGGAGATGTAATGGTTGCTATCTCTAACTACTCACAAAAAAATAGAGGATTTAACAAACATATATCTGACTTAATTCAACAAACTCCTAAAGGTGGCTTAACGCAAAGAAGACTACTTAACTTTTATCGAGGTGCAATATTACTGTCAGGAGAAACTACCTGGAAGATGATGATAGGTGGTTTATATAGAGCAGCTACATTGCCTGTTATACAGACTATGGGAGGCTTTAGTCGAGGCGTAGGCCAATCTATAACAGGAAACAAAGCAGAGGCGTATAAGAGTTTTAGAAGGGCAAGATTAGGAGCAATGATATATGGACAGTACTACCAAAATTTAGGTAATGCTTTTCGTCTTATGGGCGCAACTTTAATGGAGAATGAAACCTTTGGTAACTTAGGTGTAGATCAGATGCAACTAAGAACTAATAGTAGATTTAATCCTGTTGACCAACTTAGCCTGGGAAGTGATGAAGTACAGGTAAGTAAGAAAAGTGATATATGGCACGCAGATCCAAACAATAAAAACTTTTTTGCTAATGCTGCCTTAAGAGTAATTAGCGCAGTACCAAAAGCTACAGGTCGTTTAGCTGGTGGTGTAGATACATTTATGAGTTCATTAGTTGGCCCAAGTATGGAATACGTTAGGTTTTTAGACCAGGAGTTATACCACGCAGAGACAGTATTAGGTATGCGCCCTGGATCTAACGAGGCGTTTAACTATGCAAGTGACAGGGCTGTTGAGTTAGTCAAAGCAGAAATGGTAGATGTAACACTTGCTAATGGTAAGAAAATAGAAAATGGTGCGCTTACTGGTCAAAATGCAAGATATATTATGGATTGGGTTAACTTTACTGATTCACTAGATGTTGTACCAGCACCAAGAACATACGATTATGGTGTAAGAAAAGCTAGAGAAAGTGGTATTACAGATCCTTTAGACGTACATAACTTTGCAAACAAATACATAAACGAAGGAAGTAACATATTTAATCAAGGAGGTGTAGCTGGTGGCATGGCAAAAGCATCTCAAGCTGTTGGACTTGTACCAAAAGCACTAGGAAACGTAGTAGAAAACTACCCTGCATTTGGTCTTATATATCCACTACCTAGAGGGCCAATAAATATTGTAAAGGCAAGCGCAAGAGCATTTCCTATTACTGCTCCATTTGTAGATACATTTTGGAGAGATATAACTTCAGAAGATTTATTTACAAGAGATAGAGCTATAGGGGAGATGGCGTTAGGTACTACAACACTAGCTGGTGGTATAGCGTTACTATCTACAGGATTAGTTGAGTTTACTGGCTTTAGGTCTACTAACTTTAGAAACAGAGAAGCTGGCCCAGAAAGTGTAGAGAGAGGTAGAGAGCCTATGAGTATAAGATTTAAGAATCCATTTAGCGATAGCGAAGAGTGGACACCCTGGTACTCACTACAGACTTTTGATACATTAAGCAATATCTTTGGTGCAATAGGAGAATATGCAGAAGTTGGCAATAGCCTTACAGAAGAAGAAAAAGAGGTAGAAAGCTCTATAGTTACAATGAAAATTGCACACGTTGCAAGAGCATTAGGTATGGGTCAATTTAGCAAACAAATATTATCTAGTATTACTGAAATATTTGACGTTGTGGCTGGTTTCGATGAAGATGCTGCAAGAAGAATGAAGAAAGGTAAAACTGGTGCATTTAGTAGATATATAGAAAGAAAGCTATCATCATTGCTAGTGCCAGCTGCTATTAGAAAAATTAATATAGGAGAAGCAAGAAGAGATATTGTAGCTAGTGAACTACCTTTTCCATTTAATGTTGTATCAAACACAGGTCAAAGAATACAATTACAAGTTCCTGGAGCAAGAGAAGGGCTACCACCTGTATTACATAACTACTCAGGAGATCCTATAGACGACAGAGATTACGCTGGTACAGGTGCAATACCAGAAGATATGCCCTGGTTAAAGTTTTTCTATAAAATGATTACACCGACTTCCGCATTTCCTAGTCGCTCTAAATCTACGCATCCTGTCGATGTAGAGCTAAGTAAGTTGTATGGTAAAGGTTCTAACTACAAACCCTGGAATGATAATATTTTTAACTTATCAGACAAAGTTTTAAACAGAGAGGAATTAAACAGGCTTATAACAATAGGTACAAAAGAAATAAAAAACCAATCTGGTAATACTTTATGGGAAGAACTAACATCGTTAGTCACAAAAGATCCAGTTTATGCCTCTTTAGATTATTATGTTAGCAGCGAAGTTGAAAGCCCAAGAATGACAATGATTAAGAATGTTGTTGCGGAATTTAAAGACAAAGCAAAATTGAAGTTTTTAGAAGAAAGACCTGATATACAACAAATGATAAATGATAAACAACAGAAAATCATTGATAAACAATACACAAGAGATAGACTAAACAGTATGAGCGATAAACAAAGTCGCAATGATTCACAGCAGTTCTTAGCTCAACTTAACTAATGGCTTACGCACAAAGAATTATAACTAGCAACTCTGCTGGAGATCAGGAATTTACTTTTACCTTTCCTTACATAAAAGAAGAACACATAAAAGTATTTGTTAACTTTGTAGAAAAAGCCCAGGGTACAGGAAGTACTGAGTTTCAAGTAATAACTAATACTACTCCTAAGAAAATATCTTTAAATACAGGATTAGCTAGTGCAAATACCAGGGTAGAAATAAAAAGAATATCATCGCTAGCTACACCATTAGTTGACTTTGAAGATGGGTCAACTCTTACAGCTGCTGATTTAGATACCGCAGAAAAGCAAAGTTTATTTATAGCCCAGGAGTTAGATGACGCACTTAAACAAGGTATATCTATTGATGCAAGTACAGGTATTCCTACTTTAAGCAGTCAAAGATTATCTAATGTTGCAGATCCAGTAAACGCCCAGGATGTAGTAACAAAAGCGTATCTAGAGAGGAGTGGCAGTATTACATCGACACAGATTGCTGATGCAACCATAGTTAACGGAGATATTGCAAACACTACAATTACAGGCGCAAAGTTAGTTAACGATACTATTACTGCAACTCAAATTGCAGCTGACGCTATTACTGCAAGTGAGTTAGCAAACAATGCGGTAGACACAAATGCTGTTGCAGATGATGCAGTTACCTACGCAAAAATTCAAAACGTATCAGCTACAGACAGAATTTTAGGTAGAGATTCTAGTGGTGCAGGGGTAGTAGAAGAGATTACGCCAGCTAATGTTCGCACAATGTTGAACGTAGAAGATGGTGCTACAGCAGATCAAACAGCAGCAGAAATAAGAACCCTGGTGGAATCTGCATCAGACAGTAATGTTTTTACAGATGCTGACCACACAAAACTAAATGCTATTGAAGCAAGCGCAGACGTTACAGATGCAACAAATGTAGATGCAGCTGGTGCTGTAATGAACAGCGATACAACTACAGCTGCTATGCAGTTTGTTGTAGACGAAGATAATTTTAGTTCTAACTTAGACACAAAAGTACCTACACAGCAATCAAGCAAAGCCTACATTGCCTCTGTTGCTGCAACTCTTCAGCCTCTCGATAGCGAGTTAACGCAGTTAGCTGGTATGCAGTCAGGTACGGCATCTAAATTAGCTGACAATACAGCCCTTACTTCTGACATAGCTGATCTTAACCAGTTAGATGGTATGGCTAAACAGACCACTATTACTGATGATGACGCAAAGTTTCCTACCTCTGGAGCAGTCGTAGATTATGTAGCTGCACAAATAGCTCCTATTGGTGGACTAGAAGTTATAGCAAATGAAACTGTTTTCCCTGCTACGCAACCTTCTTCTGGTGTAGTTATATCTATTGCTGATGCTGGCGGTCTTATTACTAACGGATCTGGTGTAGCAAGTAACGCAAGAACAAGTGGTAATGGATCTGACAACGTAACAATAAACGGATTTCCTTCTAGTCTATTTAGTCAAACATTAGGTGCTGGACTTGGCTTGATGGTTACGTCTACAGGATCTTCTAACACTTACAACTACCATAAATTACTTGCTAAAGAAGTTGACGTTAAACAACTTAGTGACGATATAAACGATTTTGGAGAAAGATACAGAGTAGTAGATACAGTTGGCGATGCGACAGGTAACTCAGAAGGAGATTTAATTTACGCAAAAGATCAAAATAAACTTTTAGTTTACGATACATCTTTATCTCCAGCTGCATTTAAAGAAACTCAATCAGTAGGTAACTTCTTTGTATCTACACTTACCCCTGCTTTTAACGGAAGTCTTATTGACTTTACTTTAAGCAATGCACCTGTAAACGCTCAACAAGTATTGCTTAGTATTGCTGGTGTTATACAAAAACCAAACGAAGGTACTGGTAGACCATCTGAAGGTTTTTCTTTAAATGGAGGAACACTTCAATTACCTACAGGATCTGCTCCTGCAAGTGGCACAGATTATTTTGTTGTCGTAATGGGTTCTACTGTTAACCTGGCTACTCCAGGAAACAACACAGTAACAAGTACTATCTTACAGAACGGATCAGTCATAACCGCTAAGTTGGCAGATCAGGCGGTCACTTTAGATAAGTTATTACATGGTGATAGCAATAGTAACGGAAAGTTTTTAAGAGCTAATAATGGTGCTGACCCTACGTTTGAGACAGTAGCAGCAGCTACAGGAGCTAGTAATGCTATTCAAACAACTGATGGGTCGGGAAATTTTACTGCAAGTAATACTTTTACTATTTCTGGAGATACTTTTCAAGGTCACGACATTGTATTAGTTAGGGATAGCAGTAACGCTGAGCCTACAATTACTCCAGGTAGTTTAGCAAATATAACTTTAAGAACTTGTACAAATGCTAGTGGAGCCTTTGGATCAATCTTAAATAACTCTGGATTACAACTTGGCAGAAATACCCAGTATGTAAAACTAGCTGCACCATCAGATCAATCAGGACAAGCAAGCTATACATTTACCTTTCCTCCTATATCAGGAACTAATGGTCAAGCTCTTACTACAAATGGAAGTGGAACTACAAGTTGGACTACAATTAACTCTGACTTAGTATCTGACAGTTCACCACAACTAGGCGGTGACTTAGATACAAACAGCCATAATATTTCTTTAGATGATAACCATAAGGTTAACTTTGGAGATTCTTCGGACCTACAAATTTATCACGATGGAAGCCATTCTTACCTTGTAAATAGTACTAATTATTTATATCATCGTTCGACTCAAAATCATTTTGAGAATGCAGCAGGTAATCAGGTTCAAGCTAAATTTATAGAAAACGGAGCTTGTGAATTAAATCATTCAGGTAGTAAAAAATTTGAGACTACAAGTGCTGGAATTAATGTAGATGGCAGTATAACTTGTGATGATTTAGTTACTGCTGGTGCTGTTTTACACGAAGGTGATACAAATACATTAATTCACTTTGATGCAAATGATGAAATTGCATTCAAAACTAATGGTACAACGAGAATGAGAGTCCACAACAGTCTTGTTCGAATGTATCGTGATACCGTTCCTGATCTTAACAACACTTACGATTTAGGCACTACAAGTTTACGTTGGAGAAACATCTACACCAATGACCTTAACTTATCTAACGAAGGTGGATCGAATGATGTTGACGGAACTTGGGGAAGTTATACTATACAAGAAGGAGCAGAGGATCTGTTCTTAGTGAACAAACGCAATGGTAAGAAGTACAAGTTTAATTTAACGGAGGTATCGTAATGGCTATACACTATGGTAACAGTACAAGTCAAAAAGGTTTAATAGCAGATCTTTGGAGGTACACAGCAGCTCATCAAGGAAATACATTGCTTACAGCTAATAACTGGGAAAGAGCAGATACTTATAGTCCAGGTATTGTTGGTGGTATAAACAATTCGTCAGGAACATTTTCTTTTTCAGAAACTGGTATTTATTACATATCATTTACTGCCTATTTGTATATTAACAACACAACAAGTAAATCACAAAGATGTTCAGCAAATATTAGAATCACTACTGATAATAGTAATTATGGGCATGCAGCAAGCGTTCCCTGTCATTTTGGAGGTGGTGGATATAGTACTGGTTTAAATACAGATAATTCGGCTTCATGTGAATATTTGCTTGACGTTACAGAAACAACAAATACAAAAGTACGGTTTGAATGTGGTATGGGTCAAGGATTTGAGTATGTAGGTGGCTGGAGTGGCGGTAATACTACTTACGCATATTTTCAAAAAGTAGGAGACACATAATGGATTTTCAAACAGGAAGACCAAATCACATAAATGATTGGCTTGCAAGCTATAGAACAGGAGCTTGGTATTCATATAATGGTAAGACTCAAACTTATGCAAACTTAGTAGTAGAAGACGGTGGTTCTAAACCTACAGAAAGTGAAGTAACTGCTGGTTTAAAAACTATGCAAGATACTTTCGATGCACAAGAGTATGCTCGTAAAAGAGTATTTGAGTACCCAGACTATGGTACACAACTCGATTATATTTACCACAACGGTATAGAAAAATGGAAGACAGATATAGTCGATCCTGTCAAAACCAAGTACCCAAAACCTAGCTAACTATGGGATTAACACAAGTATCAACAGATGGTGTCAAGAATGACGCAATCACAAAAACAAAAATACCAGCAAACCAGATAGAAGCTAGTGAACTGGCAGATAACGCAGTCGATACTAATGC